ACCGCCACCGGCCTGGATGTTAGCTCCGAGCCCGAACTTACTGGAGCCGCTCGAAGGGATTATTTCACCCTCAGAGAGCGAATCGAAACCGTCGCCAAACAACTGACTGGACTGCAGGCGTATGTGCGTGAGCAGTGTTTAAGATAAAAAATCCCTCAAGAGAGGGAAATCTGATCGTCTCTAGAGGGTGGCAATTGCAGAAAGAATGCACATTTCGTTACAAAAGTGAGTCTGCTAATAATCATTGATATATGTCTTAAGAAATTTCTTAATTACATATCCTGAATCTTAAGCGAGCTATAATATCGATATCATGCTTCATCTTATTCCCTGGTAATTGTTTCTGCCGCTCTATCCGAGCGGCTTTTTTTAGCGAATTCACGATGAAGCTATAAAGCGGACATATTGCAGCAGACGATAGGTTGCAAAGAAGGCAGAGCCTCGCAATAGCGGGGCTTTTCTACGACCAGAAGAAGCATTTTAATAGTAAAAGTGATGTCACTTGATGGCGAAGAAAAGATTCATTGTGGCTTGAGGGTTGGTTTCAATCTGGGGCAGCAGAGCATTTCTGTATCTGACATGGACCTGAACATCTTCCTTAAAGAGGCTAAGGTTGCCTACGTGATGAATCAAAACGGTAAGAGGGTTTCACGTTACGACTACATTGTTCGCCAGTAGCCCTTACAAAGCCCTCATCGGGTGGGCTTGATAATAGTTACATCGATAAATAATGCATAAAAGCAGTTGAATGTGCTGTGATGTGGCACGATATGAACTTAAAAGCGCTGTCAAACAACACATGTGCGACCATCTCATTCTTAATGGGTGTGTATTTTTTTATAATGTATACACTCAGCCCACCTCATCTGAATTGTCCATCAGGCAGGTGTATTGGGTATCTGGAAGTCTTAGCTTTCCTGGGTGGCTCCGGATTATTTTGATTTTCACGATGAACAATGCTTTCAAAGGCCATGTGGTAGCATGGCCTTTTCTAACTATCTGCAATTTATCAAGTAGAAGCGCCCCCTGTTTAAAACAGATGCAGGACTGGATTGAGGTAGTTTATGAAAAAGGTTTTGATCTTCTTCAATTCGCAGCAGGCTGAAGTCGTTAATGTGCTCAAACCTGTTACAGCCATCATGCGAAGGTACCCAAACGGGGATGAAGTTTCGTTAAAAATAATGCTTTCCGGGGTTCATTCATTAACCGGGGATCATATTGAGATTTATGTCGCTTCTGACCGCGAACTCACTAATGACGAAGTTGTAAGTGCAGTGAATAAATACCTGTAAATATAACTTACTGACCTTTGAAGACACTTTGATCTTCTTGGTTATCAGGCCGTTTTAAAATTTACATTGAATAGAGATTATGGTGAATCCCCCTAAGCGGCGGGGCTAAGTAACCCGATAGCTCCTCTTCACTAGGGCTCATCGTGAACTTCTGAAGCAGCGAGTCATGGGGGTTATCCCAAAGGCTCACCGGGAGGCACCCGGCACCATATGCCAAAGCCCTTGCATCTCTGCAGGGGCTTTTTATTGCCATTACCATGGACTGACTCATCGTAATGGGAATACATACTTTCCTATGAATGCAATATGTACGAGGAAGAAACGAGGGATGCAGATTCATCCGTTACTGCTGAGGGTCACATTTAGCTTTGATATCGCCTACAAAGGATCCCACAGCATCTTGCGAGGCGCTACTAGAGTTTGTTCGGTTAAGCGTCATAAAAGCTTTAGTGCCATCAGTTGATATCTGCCATGTCTGAACAGTCATTCCCAAGCCTATATTGTACGTTCCTAACATCGAAGTTGGGCTTAAAACTGTATAGGTCATGATGCTATCTGTAACGGATGGGGAGTTTTTATCAATGTTGAGTACAAATACTTTTCCCGAGAAACCGTCTTTTTTGAACTGAAATTGATTGTATTGTTGGGAACCTACGCCAGTTAGATTGTTTACAACCCAGCATCCAGCATCCGCAGATGTGGCGGCTAATGTCAGCACAGCTCCAAATAAATACTTCTTTATCATTATTAACTATTCCTGCTTCTGATTTATATGAATGTAGGCAGCACAGAAATAATACACGCATCTCACGTTTGATAAAGATTCATCCACAGTTGCAGTTATAGAGAAAACAATGGCAAAACCGGACTGGGGCGTGCTTCAGCAACGGTTCCTGTCCGATCATGCCGAAACCGACGTATCACCGAAGGAATGGTGTGAAGCGCAGGGACTGAATTATGCGACCGCACGCCGTTACATCAAAAAGCTAACTGTACAAAGTGCGCAAAAACCTGCGCAGAAGAAACTGCGCACTGCGCAAAAGGAAAAGTGCGCAGATGAGCTGGTAGGTGATGATGGATTAACGGCACTACAAAGATGCTTTGTTGCGGAGTACTTGAAGGATCACAATGCCACACAGGCAGCTATCCGGGCGGGGTACAGCAAGCGGAATGCTGACAAAATCGGACCTGAGCTACTAGGGAAAACTAGGGTTGCGCAGGCAATTGCGCAGCAACAGAAAGCCTCCATTGCGCGCGCACTGGGCAGTGCCGATGAAGTGCTCGCGCAGATGTGGCAGCTCGCTACCTTCGATGCAAACCAGCTCTCACAATATCGCCGTGGCGCATGCCGTTATTGCTGGGGCTTCGGTCACCATTATCAGTGGCGCGATGTAGTTGAGTTTGATGAGGAGCAGGCTAAGGTTGAAGGGCGAGAAGGAGCCAGACAGCCACAAGACACTGGCGGCTACGGTTACGACCACAACAAAGAGCCAAATACTGAATGCCCTCGCTGCAACGGCGACGGTATTGGTCAGCCTTTCTTCCCTGATACGCGCAAACTCCCGGCTGCTTCCAGGCTCGCCTATTCAGGTGTGAAGGTCGGCAAAAATGGCGTCGAAATCACAGCAATCAGCCGAGAACGAATGTTCGAAGCGGTGATGAAGCGGCTTGGCCTGGCAGATAGTGAGTTCGCACAGCGCGTGCAGCAGATCGAGATTGACCGCCGGTTGCTGGAGAACGAGAAACTCCGCAAAGAGCTTGCCGGTGATGGTGACGACGATGAACCAACCCCAGTACAAATCAATATCAACGTAGTGGATGCGAGGGCAGACGATGGGGATCAGCCCGACACTTAACATCCCGCAGGCTCGCTTCCTCGCGATGCAGCACAAATTTAAAGCCTATATAGCCGGTTTCGGGTCCGGGAAAACTTGGGTGGGTTGTGGCGGCATCTGTAAGGGAATGTGGGAATATCCGAAGATAAACCAGGGCTACTTTGCGCCGACGTACCCTCAGATTCGTGACATCTTTTACCCGACGATTGAAGAAGTGGCTTTCGACTGGGGGCTGTCAGTCAAAATCAACGAGGGGAACAAAGAGGTTCACTTTTACGAGGGACGGCGTTACCGCGGAACGACAATCTGCCGCTCGATGGAAAAACCAGGCTCTATTGTTGGCTTCAAAATCGGAAATGCTATGGTCGATGAGCTGGACGTCATGGCGGCGGCCAAAGCGCAGCAGGCCTGGCGAAAAATCATCGCGCGTATGCGTTACAACGTTCCGGGACTGCGAAACGGCATCGATGTCACGACCACGCCTGAGGGATTCAAGTTCGTTTATCAGCAGTTCGTGAAGGCGGTACGAGATAAGCCCGAGCTGGTGTCACTGTATGGATTGATTCAGGCCAGCACATTCGACAACGCAAAGAATCTGCCGCCTGATTACATCCCGTCGCTGCTGAGCTCTTATCCGGATGAGCTGATTCAGGCTTATCTCCGCGGCAAGTTCACCAACCTGAACAGCGGGACTATTTACCACACATTCAACCGTAGATTGAATAACTGTTCTGACGAGATTCAGGACAACGACCCGCTGTTTATTGGCATGGACTTCAACGTGGGAAAAATGGCCGCGATTGTTCATGTAAAACGTAATGGGCTGCCTCGCGCGGTACGTGAGCTGGTTAAGGTTTACGACACGCCAGCGATGATCAAGCGCATTCAGGAAGAATTCTGGCGTTATGAAGATGGCCGCTACGTCAAAAGCCGGGAGATCTACATCTATCCGGATGCCTCCGGAGATTCTCGCAAATCCCAGAACGCCAGTAAGACCGATATCGCTCAACTCAACGATGCCGGGTTTAGTGTGATCGTTGATGATGCCAACCCGCCTGTGAAAGACCGCATTAACTCTATGAACGCCATGTTCTGCAACGCCAACGGCGAACGCCGCTACCTAGTGAACGTGCAGAGCTGCCCGGTCTACACCGAAAGCCTCGAGCAGCAGATCTGGGCGGCTAATGGCGAGCCGGATAAATCAGCGGATAACGATCACCCCAATGACGCTGGTGGATACTTCATCGTGAAGGACTACCCGATCGTGAAACCGGCATACTCAATCACCATGGATACCACTTTCTGATATGGCAAACGACGACATCACCTGGGTTCGACCAGAACACCGGGCGGCTTCTGCTGCCTGGAGAAAATACCGGGACTTCTGCAAAGGGGCTGAGGCCGTAAAGGCGGCGGGTAATAAGTATCTGCCTTATCTCGACTCGACTGATAAATCCACGCGTAACCGAAAGCGTAATGAGGACTATCTCAGCCGAGCGGTGTTCTATGCCATTACGGGCAATACGAAAATCGGCATGCTTGGTCTCGCTTACAGAAAAGACCCAACGTTTAACGGTCCGGATAAGCTCAAATACCTTTTGGACAATGCTGACGGTGCGGGGACCAGTATCTATCAGCAGTCGCAGCTGGTGGCAGAGAATGTGCTGGAGATAGCGCGAGAGGGCATTTACGTCGATTACGCTGAAGAGTCCGACGAAGCAATCATTCTCCGCTATCCGGCAGAGAACATCATCAACTGGCGAACAAAGCGTATAAACGGACGCGATCAACTGGTGCTGGTGGTCTTGCGCGAATGTGTCGAAGAGCCGGATGGTTACGCTTACAAAGACGAGGTCCAGTACCGTGAGCTGGCGCTGGAGGAAGGGAAGTTCATTTGCAAGGTGTGGCGACGTACTGGTGGCACTGCAAGCGGAACCTACACCGTAGACAGCGAGTACCATCCGAAGCCCAAAGGGCTGGATTACTGGGATGAAATTCCATTCACCTTTGTTGGCGCCCAGAACAACGATCCCACAATCGACGATTCCCCGCTGGCCGCGCTGGTGGAGATTAACCACGGTCATTACCGCAACAGTGCGGACTATGAAGACAGTGTGTGGTTCTGCGGCCAGGTGCAGCCGTACATGACCGGGCTTGATACCGGCTGGCGCGATCACCTGGAGAAGAAGGGCGTAAAAATTGGTTCCCGATCACCGCTTTTGCTTCCCAAAGAAGGCTCGTTTGGCTATGCCCAGGCGCAGCCGAACATGCTGGCGAAAGAGGCCATGGACAGCAAACGCGATTACATGGTGCAGCTGGGAGCCAGACTGATTGAGCAGAACGCTACGGCGAAGACGGCAACGCAGGCGAGCGGGGAGCAATCTTCATCCACATCTGTGCTCGGTATCTGCATATCGAACGTTTCAGAGGCGTACACGCTGGCACTGGGTTGGTGTGCAAAATACCTCGGGCTCAAAGATGATTCTCCTGCCTACACGATCAACCAGGAATTCATCGCGAAGGTTGCCGAGTCCGGCATGATTACCGCCATAGTAAATGCCTGGCAGTCTGGTGCGCTGCGCGATACGGATATGATTCGTGCGCTGCAGAAGCTTGATCTTATCGACCCGGCTGACAGTCCGGATGACGTGATCGATGCGCTTCGTAATCAGGCACCGACAATGACGGGAGGCTGATATGGCGACGGTCAACTACAGGCTGCGTGATGAGGCGATTGGACATTCTGTTTGGCTCACTCGCTACGCCACGGGCGTGGCGAACAGAATGGTTAAGTTGCTCAACGAGACGGATGCCGATTTGTCGGCGCGCCTGCTTGATGCGCTCGACAGGTTGCCTCCGGAGAGTTTCACCGTTAACCGGCTGCAGAGTTTACTGGGCAGCGTGCGCGAGCTTAATCACCAGGCTGTCGCCTCCATGCAGACCGGCCTTCAACACGAGCTGGTGGCACTTGCCAAAAATGAGGCCAGTTATCAGCTGAGCCTGTTCGATTCCCTCTTGCCAGCACAGGTCCTGTCACGCTACCCGTTGCAGGGCGTCAGCGCTGATATGGTATACGCCGCGGCCATGGCAAAACCCTTTCAGGGGCGGCTACTCAGTGAATGGGCGGATAATCTGGAGTCGGACAGACAGGCGCGGATAGTGAACGCTGTTCGCCGGGGTTATCTTGCCGGCGATACTGTGGAAACAATCGCTCGTACTGTCCGCGGTCATGCCAACAAAAATTACCGCGATGGTGTCCTGCAGATGAGTCGGGCAAACGCCGCAAGCATTGCCAAGACGGCAGTGAACCATCTGGCCGCCACCGCGCGCAACAGCTTCACTAATGCCAACAGCGATGTCGTGAAGGGCAAGCAGTGGCTATCGACGCTGGATAACAAAACCAGCCACGACTGCATCATTCGTGACCAGCTGCGTTACACCCTGGACAACAAGCCGGTCGGGCACAAGGTGCCTTACCTGCAGGGGCCAGGGAAGATTCATTTCTGCTGTCGCTCATCGGAAACGCTAATCCTCAAGTCCTGGCGCGAGTTGGGTATCGACATCGATGAGATGGAAGAGGGAACGCGCGGCAGCATGGACGGGCAGGTTCCGGGTAAAACCACCTATCTCGAATGGCTCGAACGGCAACCGCCACAACGACAGGACCAGGTCCTGGGCGCGGAGCGTGGGCGTCTATTTCGTGCAGGTGAAATCGACATGGCGGACATGTTCACCGATAAAGGTGAGTGGATAACGCTGGAACGGCTCAAACAGCTTTCAGCGGTCGAAAGCTAACAATTCATAACTTACATCATGCCCTGGCTACTGCCGGGGCTTTTTTATGGGCGAGGCCCGGCAAAATCCCAAGGGGAAATTATGTTAATTCGAAACATGCTTCTTAAATTTTACGCACCCGAAAGTGGCGGTGAGGGAGGCGGTGGGGGCGGTATCGAAATCACCCCTGAAATTCAGAAGCTGATTGATGAGCGCGTGACCAGCGAAGTTACTGGTCTGAAAACCAAAAACTCTGAGCTACTGGGAACCATCAAACAGCAGAAAGAAAACCTGTCCCGCTATGACGGTATCGACCCGGATGCCGTACGCGGCATCCTGCAACGTTTCTCCGACGACGAAGAGGCAAAGCTGATTGCCGCCGGGAAAATCGATGAGGTACTCGACAAGCGCACCGAGCGCCTGCGTGCCGACGTCGATAAGCAGATCAAGACGGCAAACGAACGCGCGGATAAAGCCGAGGCGTTCTCCAACAAATTCCGGGATCGCGTTCTGGGCGATGCCATCCGCGCTGCAGCCTCGAAAGTGGGCGCGCTGGCTGAAGCATCCGATGACCTGATCCTCCGTGCCAAAGGCACATTCAAGCTCAACGACGAAGGCGAGGCCGTAGCGGTTGATGCAAATGGCGATGTTCTGTTCGGCAAAGACGGCAAAACCCCACTGAACCCGCTTGAGTGGGCGGAGTCTCTCAAGGAGACAGCTCCGCATTTGTTCCCACGCGCTGAAGGTACCGGTGCTGGAGGGCACAAGCCAAACGGTGGCGGCAGTCTGAAACGTTCCGAAATGAGCGCCAGCAACAAAGCGGATTACATCCGCAAGCATGGCCAGCAGGCCTTCCTCAAACTTCCGAAATAAGGCTTTACGTTCATGACGACTGTTAATAACGATCTGATCATCTATGACGACCTGGCACAGACCGCTTTCCTCGAGCGACGCCAGGACAATCTGGCAATCTTCAACGGTTCTTCCAACGGCGCGATTCTGTTGGACAACGAACTGATTGAAGGCGATTTCCGAAAACGTGCCTTCTATAAAGTGGGCGGCTCTATTGAATCGCGTGACGTGAATTCCACCGATAAAGTGACGGGCAAGAAGATCGGCGCCGGTGAAGCGGTGTCCGTTAAGGCACCATGGAAATACGGTCCGTACGAAACGACCGAAGAGGCATTCAAGCGTCGCGGTCGCTCTGTCGACGAGTTCTCTGAAGTGATCGGTACTGATGTGGCGGATGCGACACTGGAAGGCTACGTGAAGTACGGCCTGAAAGCGCTGACTGCGGCAATCGGCGCGAACGCCGACATGGTGGTTACCGCTGATATCGAAACGGACGGTAAAAAGACCCTGACGCGCGGCTTGCGTAAATACGGCGACAAATTCAACCGTGTGGTTCTCTTTGTCATGCACTCCGCAACCTACTTCGATATCGTGGATGAGGCGATCGCCAACAAAATCTACGAAGAAGCGGGTGTGGTTGTGTACGGCGGCCAGCCGGGCACGCTCGGTAAACCTGTTCTGGTGACCGACACCATGGACGTGGATGCAATTCTGGGGCTGGTGACAGGTGCAGTAACCGTTACTGAATCTCAGGCACCGGGTTTCCGCTCCTATGACATCAACGACCAGGAAAACCTGGCGATCGGCTATCGCGCAGAAGGCGTGGTTAACGTTGATCTGCTCGGGTACAGCTGGGACACCGCAAAAGGTGATAACCCGGACCTGACCAAAATCGGCACTGCCGGCAACTGGAAGAAGCACTTCACCAGTAACAAGTCCACGGCTGGCGTACTGATCAAGCTGGAATCCGCAGCGGGGGAGTAACACTGTCAGCGGATAAATCCTCCGCAACTGCTGACAGCACTGACGCGGTCACTGTTTCCCTCAAATACACGCTGAATGAAACCGGCATATCCGGCAAAACCGTTGTATGGACGTCCACGGGTGGCACGCTAAGCACTGCGAGTTCTCAGACCGGCTCTGCGGGTGGCGCAACGGTCAAACTTACCTCCGATACAGAGGGTGTATTCACTGTTACCGGCACAGTTGAGGGCATGGTGAAAACCAGCGAAGAAATCACCTTTACCACGCCTTCTGGCGGCTAACTGATGGGGCGTAGGCCCCTTATCCTGGGTGCCCAGATGATTAATACCGATATAACCGCAACTGACGCCAACAGCTACGCCAGCGAAGACGATCTGACATCGTTTGCCACTTCACGAGGGATAGACCTGCCCGAAAAGCTTGAACCTCTGCTGATCAAGGCGATGGACTATCTGGAAGGCCTGGACTGGACTGGTGCCAAAGCAGACCCTCGGCAGCCGCTTGCATGGCCACGCGTGAATGTTGTTCTGGATGGTCACGATCTTCGGCCTGATGAACTGCCGCGACAGGTTATCACTGCACAGTGCATGCTTGCGATTGAGGCGATTGAAGGTGATTTGCTCTCAAGCGTGCGTGAGGCCGCGGTAAAAACTGAGCGCGTGGAGGGTGCCGTCACCATGACCTATGCAGTCGCGGATGGCGAGGTGTTTACGCCTTCTTATCCTGCGGTAATGGCTATCCTTGGTGACCTTGCCGGTGGCCATGGTTATGCCATCAATTCCTTTGCGGAGCGTGCTTAATGCCCATCAACTACGAGCGGATGCAGGCGACCGCCACCCGCATGATTAAGCAGAATGGCGTCTCTTACAACGTGACCCGTAAGGGTACTGTGACGGTTATCGGCGGTGTTGAGCATAAAACCAAGGATCTCCACTTCAAAGCAACCGGCGTAAAGACGGAATACAAACCGGGTGAGATTGACGGAACCGTTATCGAGAGTGGTGATATGCAGATCGTCTTTACTGCTGAGCAGCTAATCAAAACTGGGGACCTTGTCGATATGGATGGCGTAACGCATCGCGTAGTGAAACCGAATCCGTCGAAGCCGGGATCTGTCTTGCTCTGCTATAAAGCACAGTTGAGGGCATAACATGGGTGATAACCAGGCATTTACTGCAGCCATCACCGCTTTTGTGGACCAGGCGAAAGCGAATCAGGAAGCGGTGGTACGCGCGGTCGGCATCCGGATCCTCAACCAGTTGGTTATGATGTCGCCCGTTGGTAACCCTGAGCTATGGGGGATAAACCAGACGGCTGCCTCTTACAACCAGGCTGTGTATGACCACAACGAGGCACAAAGAGCTGAACCTTCCAACCTGACTAAAACCGGACGGCTCAAGAAAAAGGCCCGGCTGGTGGATGGGATGGATATCAAAGCGCCGCCAGGCTACACCGGCGGGCGGTTTCGCGGTAACTGGCAGGTGTCGTTTGATGCGCCCACGACTAAGGAGAACGGGCGGATTGATAAGACCGGCGATCTCACCAAAGCCGCGGGAAACTACACGCTTTCACTGTTCAAAGTTGGGATGCGTTCAATCTACTTCTGCAACAACGTCCCTTATGCCTATCCGCTTGAAATGGGGCACTCCACCCAGGCGCCGGGCGGGATGGTGCGCATAACGGCTGCTGAGTTCCAGCGATTCTTTGACGACGCGATCAGAGAGGTGGCAAAGTGATTCCTGATATTGCCGTAGCGCTGGCCAGCAGGTTAGGTGGATGGGCTGATGCAAATGGTATCCAGGTTGCCTGGGAAAATGTTCCGTTCACACCGCCGTCCGATGCTATTTACCTTGCGGTACACGACATGCCCGCTACACCTCGCACGCTCGATCTCGGTCTGCGTTGTCGGGTTTATTCAGGCGTATACCAGATTAACGTTGTGGCGCCAGCTGGCACTGGTCGTTCTGCTGTCGTTGCTCTGGCGCGACTTATAGCCGAGTTGTTCCCCGAAGGGCAGGAGATTGGTGGTAGTGGCTTCACTTGCTGGATAGATGGCGCGCCTGGTATTTTCCGCGGGATCCCTGGACCTGTCTCCTACACCGTTCCTGTCAGTCTCAATTATCGCGCTGATATATCCAGTTGAGCCTTTCAGCGTTCCATTTCTGACCGGCCCTGTGCCGGTTTTCTTATTTCTGAAGGAGAACACAATATGGGCTTTGCACTGCCTAACGGCGCTCACGTCTATCTGGCATCGGGCTATGGCCCAGCCATTGCCTTCACCGGGGCGACGAACGCGGAACACGCGGTGATAACCGTCAGCGAAGCCGTTGCACTCAAGGTCGGCGACGTCGTTCACGTTAACTGCAACTGGTCTGGAATTGATAATGTTATTGCGAAAATTGACGCGATTGCAGAAAGCGCTGTGACGCTTCGCAATATCAATACCACCAACAAAAACAAATATGCCGCTGGCGGCGGTAGCGGCTCAATTCGCAAGGTGCTTGAGTGGACTGAACTGCCGCAAATCACCGAGGTGTCAAAATCCGGTGGCGATCAAAACACCACACAGATTCAGTTCTTGAGTGACGACCGCCAGCGCAACCTGAACACCTATAAATCCGCTGTTTCCCAGACCTACTCGATCGCGCATGACTCCACACTGCCGGTTTATCCGTTGCTGCGCCAACTGGACGAAGATGAAGAGACTGTAGCGGCATACATGTACGTGCCGAAGGCAAAGGAGAACCGTTACTGGGCTGCAACCGCATCCTTTGACGACACGCCTTCCACGGCGGTAAATGAAGTGGAAACCGTGAGCGTAGTGCTGAATCTTCAGTCGCCGGCGATGACGTTCTACAAAGTGACCGACGCTGCAGCTTAACCTGACTGACTTTCCGCCTTACATGCCTCCATTCCGGAGGCTTTTTTACGCTATGAGGTAACAATGGCGACCAAATTCACCCTACAGCCCAAACCAACTTTCAAGGCCAACGTTTCCATCCCGCGCGCTGGTGATGAGGATGGCGTGCTGACTTTCACGTTTAACCACAAGCCGCTTAAGGAATTGGCAGATCTGGAAAAGCTGGAGGGCAAAACGGCCACTGATTTCCTGATGGAAATCATTTCAGGCTGGGCGCTGCCTGATGCTTTCAACGCAGACAATCTGGGGTTGCTCCTGGAAAACTATCCGGCGGCCATGAAGTCCATCCCGGAGACCTATTATCGCGAACTGATGGGCCAGCGCGAAAAAAACTAATAGCGGTTGCCTCGGCGTTCTATACGCCTGAACCCACGGCAGCAGACCTGGCTCCTTATGGGCTGAGTCCGGACGATTACGATGATGAGATCGTGGACGTATGGCCCGATGTATGGCCTTCGTTCTTAGTGTTCCAAGCTGTCAGTACACAGTGGCGCACGGGAATGGGGGGCGCAACGGGCCTGGACTACAACGTCTTGCCATGGTTAATGCGCCTTCATAACGTGAGCGACGAGGTAACCGCACTTTCAGATATACGGGTTATGGAGCGTGCCGCAATGAAAATTATGCATAAAGAGAGAGCGTAATGAGTAACGATATCGCCACTATTTCGTTGCGCGTTAACACCAGTGATCTGGAGCGCGGTAGTCGAGAACTGGAACATTTTCAGGACACCGCAGCCGCGGCAGCAGGTAAAGCCGATGATCTGAACAGCACGTTCCGCACCGGTGTTGATAACCAGAAAAAAAACAGCGAAAGCCTGAAGCAGCAGCGGCAGGAGCTACAGAACCTGCTGAATAAAATCAGCCCGGTTAACAAGGCTCTGGATGAACTGGACTCAATTCAGGAAAGCCTGGCTAAGTTTCGCGGTAAAGGGCTGGTGGCGGATGAAGATTTTAACCGTTACAACAGCGTGCTCGAGACGACCCGTACAAAACTGGCGCAGGTCATGGAGGCTGAAACAGCAGAAGGGCGAGCTCGCATTGAGCAGGCTCAAGCGGCACAGAGAGCGGCCGCCTCAGGTAAAACGTTCATTGCATCACTTGAAGAGCAGACAGTTGCAATCGGTAAAACACGCGCTGAAATTCTGGAGCTAAAGGCCGCACAACTCGGAGTGACACAGCAGGCTGCTCCGATGATCGCCAAACTAAAAGAGCAGGAAAACGTCTGGAAGAACGGCGCTATCAGCGCAGGCCAATACCGAAATGCTATGCGATACCTGCCAATGCAGATGACGGATATAGCAACGTCGCTGGCTTCGGGCATGCCGCTTTATATGGTTGCTATACAGCAGGGTGGTCAACTGCGTGATTCGTTTGGCGGCGTGGGTAATGCTCTGAAAGCCATGCTCTCGCTGGTGACCCCGGCGAAGCTGGCCATAGGAGGAATGATTGGTGTCGCAGGGCTACTGGTCGCGGCCTGGTACAAGGGTTCTCAGGAGGCATCTGAGTTTAACCAGCAGCTGATACTGACCGGAAACTATGCGGGGAGAACAACCACACAACTTACCGCGCTGGCAAAGTCTATATCAGGTGGCGGAGTTACACAGTATGCGGCTTCATCAGTTTTGTCTCAGGTGGTGGGTTCAGGAAAGTTTGATGCGAGCAAGCTTGAAACAGTGAGTCGCGCGGCCGTTGCGATGGAACAGGCAACCGGGCAGGCGGTTGACAAGACCATCGCTAATTTCCAGAAGCTTTATGCCGAGCCAACCAAAGCCTCGCAAGAGCTGAACAACCAACTGCATTACCTGACAGCTGCCCAGTTTGAATACATTTCTTCGCTGGAACGCCGTGGCGATAAAGAGGCGGCAGGGCAAGCCGCCGCAGATGCTTATAGTCAGGCTGAACAACGCAGAAGTCAGCAGATACTCGATAATCTCGGTCTGGTTGAAAGAGCTGCACTTTCAGCCCGCAATGCTTTCAAAGGGATGTGGGACGAGTTGCTCAACATTGGGCGCCCTGAAGCACCGCAGGACATGCTGGCGAAAATGCAGGCTGAACTGGCGGAACGTGAAAGCAAATTATTGCCAGAGCGTCAGAAAACGGGTTACGGCTATAGCTATGACACCAGTTCGCAGGACAGCGATTACGATAATCGGCGTAAATCGCAGCTGGCAGCCATAGCGTTGTTAAAGGCCCAGATAGATCCAATGCAGGGAGCGATAACCCTCCAGGCCGACCTGAATGATGCAGTGGCAGCAGGCAAAAAAATTAACGAAGATGCGATAACTGCTCAGCACATCATGAATCGCTATCTTGATGCGGGTACTGAGGCCACGGAGAAACGACGTTTAGCTCAAGACGAACTAAACAAGGCAATTGCTGATAATGCTAAAGCTGCGCGAAACGGTACGGCGACTCTCTGGACGGCTGAGGACATAGCCAAAGCTCGAGCTGGGATCGAGAAGCTGTATAAAGAACCCAAAACGTCAAAAGCGAAAGGGGAAACAGTTTCGTCCGGCCTGAGAGCTCAGGACTCTGCTCAATCTGAATTGCTGGCTCTACAGGCGCAACTGTATGCCCTGCAGAAGCATAAAGACCTGAGCGACACGATCAGTCAGCAGCGTAAAAACTTATGGACCACTGAAGCCAGGTTCCAGGTGCTGGAAGAGGCTTCCCGGACTCGCTCGCTGACCAAACAGGAGCAATCGCTGCTGGCAAGCAAAGATCAAGTGCTGCAGTTAGCACGACAGAAAGCCCTGTTGGGCGATCAAATTGCCGCACAAGAACAGCTTAACAAGCGAATGGATACCGCGCAGAAATACGTCACGCAGATGGCCGAGAAGCAGACTGCGTTGGTAGGTGGTGCTGGTATGAGTGATCGTCAGGATAATCGTGAGCTGGCGAAGGGGCAGTTGGCATCGGGCTGGAAGAATGCTGGCGGTTCACTTGATGACGACGGTTACAAAAAACAACTCAAGGCGGCGACTGACTATTACGATACAGAGGATCGGCTTCGCGGTGATTGGCTGACGGGTGCTAAAAAAGGATGGTCTGACTTCGAAGATAATGCGACCAATGTTTATGGCCACATGCAAAATATTTCACAGTCTGCATTTACTGGCATGGCATCAACTCTGACGGATTTTTTCACAACAGGTAAAGCCAGCTTCACGGACTTCCTGACCACTTTCCTTAAGGGCATCGCACAGATGCTTATCCAACTTGCCATGGTCAGCAGTATGAAATTAGCCCTCGGAGGCACCAGCGTCGGTGCGTTCTTTGGTTTCGCTGACGGTGGGCTAGTGCCGGCCTTTGATAGCGGAGGATACACGGGTGACGGCGGAAAGTATCAGCCCAAGGGGGTCGTTCATGGCGGTGAGTTCGTGTTTACGAAGGAAGCAACCAGCGCGATCGGCGTTGGTAACCTCTACACGATGATGCGAAGAGCTCAGGGTTACGCCGAGGGTGGCTACGTTGGCAATGCGCCAATGTATGGGCTGCAATCTGCTGGCGCTGGGGGCGTCACGGTGCAAACCTCAGTCGTCGTGCAGAACCAGAATGCGCAGCAGCAAACCTCTGGTAATGATGAAGCGATCTCCCGAGCTTATAAGCAAACGGTCGATCAGTCTGTTCGGGCAGGCATTGCCAAGCAACTTCAGCCCGGCGGCATGATCTGGAATGCAACTAAATCCAGATGAAAAATTTTTTAAACAAGGTACTTTGCTTTGATAGCGGTTTCGTGACAACTTGCTTGCTCATCAAGCATCTTCATACGGTAAATGGTATTCTTATACCCTTGATATTAATAGGTAATGGTGGTTGGAATGGCATCTATCAGAGTGACTGCGCTTTGGGTTGAGGATGGGAAATCAAGTATTTCGTTTGTCTCACCCGTATCGGATAATAAAAAACTAAACTATGACAATGATGCCTTTGGCTTTGGTTTTGTTGAAAACCATGAAAAATGGGGTATCGAACGCTATCCATTTGTTATGGAAGAATTTGGTGATGGACTAGTGCTTCTTGATTGGGGGTCAACAATCCAGAAAAATACAGCCACAATTGATGTTTTAGAAAGATCATTAAATTTAGATGGCATCATTACTTATAACGAAACTGACGAGCATGGCGTGCAGCACGGACCATATTCCTACCGCATTTCTTCCATTGAGCCATTCGCATAATGCATATGTAACTTAAAGTAAAACCCAGCTCGGCTGGGTTTTTTTATGCCCGGAGGAAACGTGGCGCTCCAGACATTCACTTGGCGAACTCAGATTCAGGCGGGGATGGAAGGCGAATTTAGTTACACAACGCGATCCGCACTTTTTGGCGATGGTTTTGAGCAAATCGTAGGTGAGGGGATTAATTCCGAAAAGCAGTCCTGGCCAATAACTCTAACCGGGAAAAAAACAGAGATGCTAGCCGCCCTGAATTTCTGCCGTTCGCACATCACAAAATCGTTTATATGGACATCACCAATTGGCGAGGCGGGACTTTACCGCGTTGAGGCTGATTCAGTGAAAGCACAGCCTATTTCCAGCAAAGTACTGACCATCTCTGCGACTTTCAAACAGGCTTACTCCCCATGATTACAGAAGATTATCAGCGCCTCGAGCCCGGCAATAAAATCCGCCTCATTGAGGTCGATGGGTCAACGTTTGGAGTCGATGACGTGCTGCGCTTTCATGCCTATAACCTTCCTCACACCGAAGATGAAATTGCCGCTGCTGCTGGCAATGAGACTGAACTTGCAGCGAAAAGTATTTGGTGGCAGGGAAAGGAATATGCCGCCTGGCCATATCAGGTGGAAGGGCTTGAGGCCTCAACTGATGGAAGCAGCGCGCAGCCGACGTTGACCGTCGCAAATATAGACAGCTCTATTACCGCGCTCTGTCTTGCTTACGACGATATGCTTCAGGCGAAAGTGACCATTCACGAAACCTTTGCACATTATCTCGATGCCAGAAACTTTCCTGAAGGAAACGCCACAGCTGACCCGCAGCAGGTTAGAAAGCGTGTGTTCTACATTGACGGGAAAAATAGCGAACTAGCAGGTGAAAGCGTCGAGTTTATCCTCACCAGCCCGATGGACTTACAGGGATTGATGATCCCAACGCGCCAGCTTCATTCCCTGTGTACGTGGTGCATCCGCAACAAGTATCGCTCCGGTGACGGCTGCGATTATGCCGGCACCAAGTACTTCGATATGAACAACAAGCCTGTAGGTGATCCGTCGCTAGATGCCTGTAATGGCACGCTGACCGCATGCAAAATGCGGTTTGGTGAGAATAACGAATTACCCTTCGGCGGTTTTCCGGGTACTTCCCTTGTCAGGAGCTAACGATGCGCAAGAAAACGATTAACGCCATCATGGCGCATGCAGAGAAGGAGTATCCGCGCGAGTGCTGCGGTGTGGTGGCACAGAAAAGCCGTGTGGAACGTTATTTCCCATGTCGCAACCTAGCGGCAGAGCCAACAGAGCAGTTTCTACTTTCGCCCGAGGATTACGCCGCAGCTGAAGACTGGGGAGCTATTACGGGAATAATACACAGCCATCCCGATGCTACTACGCAACCCAGCGAGCTCGATAAAGCACAGTGTGATGCAACGTTGCTGCCCTGGCATATCGTCAGCTGGCCAGACGGAGATTTACGTACCATCACTCCACGCGGTGAACTGCCATTAATTAAGCGACCATTCGTCCTCGGTCACTACGACTGCTGGGGGCTGGTGATGAGCTATTACCGGCAGGAGCATAGCATTGAGCTGAATGATTATCGGGTGGATTACCCCTGGTGGGAAGATAGTTTTCCGGACAACTTTTACCAGGATTGCTGGTACGAGTGTGGTTTCCGTGAATTCGATGGACCGCCGCAGCCTGGTGATATGGTGATTATGCAGGTACAGGCCAACAAGTGGAATCATGCCGGAATCTTACTGGAAGGGAATATTTTGCTTCATCATCTGTATGGCCACCTCAGTCAGCGCGTGCCTTATGGTGGATACTGGCAAGATCGAACCATGAAGTTACTCAGGCATCAAAGCATTCTCATGGAGAAACGGCCATGACTGAAACATTACGAACCATCAGACTTTATGGAGTTCTTGGCACCACCTTCGGCCGTGAGTTCAGACTCTCTGTCACATCTCCAAAAGAGGCAGTACGTGCGCTTTGTGTGATTGTGCCCGGCTTCGAACAATTCCTGAATACCAGTAAACAGCGCGGCCTGACTTACGCAGTTTTTAGCGGTAAGCGAAACCTGGTTTCTGATGAGCTTGATATGGATAAGGGCAGTGAAGATATCCGGATCGCGCCAGTAATAATAGGCAGTAAGAAAGCTGGGGTATTCCAGACGATACTGGGCGCGGTGCTGGTCGTTGTTGGTGTCGTTATCGGTTATTTTTCTGGCGGTACACTTTCAGCTGTCGGTTATGGGGTAGCGAAGTTCGGTGCTGCAATGATGATAGGCGGTGTTGTGCAAATGATGTCGCCGCAGACTGCAGGCCTTGCCAGTAAGCAATCAGCAGACAATCAGGCCAGCTACGCATTTGGTGGTGTGACCAATACTACAGCTCAGGGTAATCCAGTCCCGCTACTTTATGGTAAACGGCGCATTGGCGGGGCTATTATTTCAGCAGGCATCTATGTTGAAGACCAACAGTAGGCATGTTGTAATATGCTTACTTACAATAAGGATAACATGAGCTTAGATTAATATATGAAAAAAATACATTCCCTTCTATTTTGTGCGTCCCTATTTTCTGGCACGGTGTTGGCTGATAACCATTACATTCCTCTACTTTATAACTTGTCTACAATTTTCGACTTCAATCCAGTTAAGGGGGCTGTTAAATCCTTAGATACCTATGTTCAAGAAAATGGTGAAGTTAAAAACAAAATAGCGCTTAAGCTCAATAAGCAAGGTTGCATTGAAAGCCTGGAACTTAATGACGTTTCCTCTGGTTCTAAAACATCTCTAAAGTTTAAAAATGGAAATCTCGTTGGCGAGAAACATGGTAAGCCAATATCTTTTATTTTAAGTAACAAGTGTGACTTGTTAAGCACGAATGAAAACGGCGATGAGCTTACTTATACCCTCAACTCTAATGGGATGATCAAGGATACCTATTTTTTAGGGCAAAAAATAGCTGAGCATTTTTATGATGGTGACTCCAACTTGATTCGTTCAGAGTTTTATGGTTCAGGAAAGGTAATGTTTAAAAGTGAAATTACCTACGTTGATAAAATTAAAAAGCCTCTCGATTATAAACTTCTTAACACTGCTGTTTACAAGGAAGGTTATATAGCGACGTCTTCTTGTGATTATAGCGTTGAGTTGGTCCCTGAGGTCTGCAAGATAACGATACAGAGGGCAGGGAATCCTGTACCAAATCCAGTTGTAATGACAGCCCATACAAAAGCTGAATTCTACTAAATTAATATTTTTGAATGAGCCGCCTTCGGGCGGTTTTTTTATGGGTGCGTTATGGCAAAAAACATCACCGGACGCAAAGGGGGCAGTTCCAGCTCTCGTACCCCAACTGAGCAACCAGACGATCTTCAGTCCGTAGCGAAGGCGAAAATCTTGATTGCTTTGGGCGAGGGTGAGTTTGCTGGTCAGCTAACGGGGAAAGATATTTATCTTGATGGTACTGCGCTTGAAAATTCTGACGGCTCGCAGAACTTTAGCGGCGTAACGTGGGAGTTTCGCCCGGGAACACAGGCACAGAAATACATCCAGGGTATCCCCGGTACTGAAAACGAAATTAATGTCGCAACTGAGGTTTCCAGTGACACGGCCTGGACGCGGACATTCACAAATACTCAACTGTCGGCTGTTCGACTACGGTTGAAATGGCCTTCACTTTTTAAGCAGAAAAATGATGGCGATTTGGTTGGGTACTCCATCCAATATGCTGTCGATTTGCAAACTGATGGTGGTTCCTGGAAAACAGTGCTTAAAACCAGCGTAACGGGGAAAACCACCTCAGGATACGAACGCAGCCATCGTATTAATTTGCCAGAGTCCGGAAGCACATGGACTGTGCGATTACGCAAGCTTACTGCTAATGCGAACAGCGCTAAAATAGGTGACGCAATGACCCTCCAGAGCTTCACTGAGGTCATCGACGCCAAATTGCGTTACCCGAACACAGCCCTGCTCTATATTGAATTTGACTCCACCCAGTTCAATGGCTCTATCCCTCAGATTTCTTGTGAGCCGCGCGGGCGAGTAATTCGGGTACCAGATGTTTATGATCCAGTAAATCGTAGCTACAACGGAATCTGGACGGGTTTGTTTAAATGGGCGTGGACCGATAACCCGGCATGGATTTTTTACGATCTGGTGGTCAGCGACCGGTTCGGTTTAGGCAACCGTCTGACTGCGGCTAATATCGATAAATGGACCCTTTATCAGGTCGCTCAGTATTGTGACCAACGGGTGCCTGACGGAAAGGGAGGAAGCGGTACCGAACCGAGATATACCTGCAACGTTTACGTTCAGGACAGAAATGACGCCTACACCGTGTTGCGGGACTTCGCTGCCATATTCCGGGGTATGACCTACTGGGGCGACGATCAGATCGTCTGTCTCGCAGACATGCCTCGAGATATCGATTTTAGTTACACCCACGCCAACGTTGTTGAAGGTAAGTTCACATACTCCAGTAGTACCACCAAGAACCGTTACACCAACGCGCTTGTGTCCTGGTCTGATCCTGCTAACGCTTATGCTGATGCAATGGAGCCGGTATTTGAACAAGCGTTAGTGGCTCGTTACGGTTTCAACCAGCTCGAGCTAACTGCAATTGGCTGCACCTGCCAATCTGAGGCAAACAGGAAAGGGCGCTGGGGGATTCTGACCAACAACAAAGACAGGGTAGTGACTTTTAATGTTGGGCTGGACGGAAATATTCCACAGCCGGGTTATATCATCGCCGTGGCTGACAGGAACCTTTCCGGACGCGATTTAGGTGGCCGGATAGCAAAGGCAAAAGGGCGGACCATTACTCTCGATCGTGCCCCTAACGCCTCATCGGGAGACAGGTTGATTGTAAATCTTCCATCAGGTATCTCTCAGTCCCGGACGATACAGTCCATTTCAGACCAAACGGTGACGGTCACTACGGCTTACAGCGAGTCTCCACGAGAGGAGGCGATTTGGTTGGTTGAGTCTAACGAACTCTATGCCCAGCAGTACCGCGTTATCAGTGTTGCCGATAACGATGACGGTACGTTTACCGTGGCGGGGGCAAACCACGATCCCGACAAATATGCCCGTATTGATACCGGCGCAATCATCGATCAACGCCCCGTCAGCGTTATCCCGCCTGGCAACCAGGCACCACCAGACAACATCATCATCAGTTCTTTCTCCGTCGTACAGCAGGGCATCAGTGTCGAAACCATGCGCGCCAGCTGGGATCAGGCACCCAATGCCATTTCTTATGAGGCGCAGTGGCGTCGTAACGACGGAAACTGGGTTAACGTACCGCGCAGCTCCACCACCTCGTTTGATATTCCGGGCATTTACGCCGGACGCTACCTGGTGCGCGTGCGCGCCATCAACGCCGCTGAGATATCTTCAGGCTGGGGTTACTCGCAGGAGAAAACACTGACGGGCAAAGTGGGGAATCCACCGAAGCCGGTGGGCTTTATGGCAACGGGCATTAACTGGGGGATCCGTCTGAACTGGGGATTCCCGGCCAATACGGCGGATACGTTAAAAACGGAAATCCAGTACACGGCCAACAGCGACTTTTCCGATCCGTTGCTGCTGTCTGATGTGCCGTATCCGTCTGCCGAATATACACAGCTCGGGTTGAGAGCGGGGCAGGAATTCTGGTACCGCGCGCAGCTGGTGGACAAGACCGGGAATGAATCGGGATACACCGACTGGATCAGAGGGATGTCCAACGATAACGCCGATGACTACCTGGGCGATATTGCGGATGAATTCCTGAGCGCTGCTGATGGTGAGAGACTGACGAGCGACATCGACACCAACCTTGAAGCTGCGTTGCAGAACGCGCTTGCGAACCATGGAACTGTCGAGCACCAGTGGGCGCAGTACGGTGAGGTTCGCGCCGATATCCTGATTGTTAAAACGACCGTTGCTGAAGTCGACAAGGCGATGGCCGAGCTGTCAACGACGGTTCAGGCCCAGATAGGGGAAGTTACTGCCTCGCTGGAGGATAAGCTGACGGCCACGGTGGATGCCAACGGTGCGACAGCAATCCATACGCTGAAAGCAGGTGTCCGCATTAACGGAGTGATGTACAACGCCGGGATGTCGATTGCTGTGCTGGCGGAGGCGGGTAAACCGGTTGTCACCCGTGTCGGTTTCAATGCCAACCAGTTTGTACTGATGAGCGGCAGCGGCGACACGCAGTATTCTCCGTTCGCTGTTTACAATGGCCAGGTGTTTATCAGTGATGCCTTTATCCAGGACGGCACGATCACCAACGCCAAAATTGGCTCTTTTATTCAGTCGAACAATTACGTTCCAGACCAGGCGGGGTGGCGGCTCGATAAGGCGGGAACGTGGGTTAACTTCGGGAGCGACGCTGCGGGGGCGAGAAAGACAACGAACGTCACAGACAGCATCAGGGACAGTAACGGTGTTCTTCGCGTACAAATCGGAAAGCTGACAGGGGTGTTTTAATGACATGGGGTATTCAGACATGGGATGCCAGTGGCAATCCCAATAACTATGGCATTAAGCCCGTCTCAGTCGTGGGGCGGATACCCCTGGATTTTGGACAGATGTCGGGCTCATGGTCATTTGCAATTCCACCTGGCATGAAAGTCGGTTTCGCTGTCTCACTTGATGAAGGCACGACGCGTGTTGGCAGAAGGATTATTGCTTCAGGCAATACGATCTCCATAGAAAATGCCACTGCTGTCGGACTGGGTAATTACCCGGCTTCAAAATGTGAGCTGGTGGTTTTCATGGAGAAAGCGTAATGGCTGATTATGGCGCAATGATTATGATGGATAATGGCAATCCCTTCGTCACGCCGCAGTCAACCCCGTTTTGCCTTTACGCACGCCTGACAGCCAACTCCACGGCAACGGGTGGTAATTATCAGGGCGCAAGCGTCTCTATCCCTCTCGACGCGAGTTACCCGGCGATGGTTTTTTGTAAGACCAGCGCAACCGCTCAGGGGACTGCTGTGGGGGCGGCGAGACAAGGCAATAATATTACTGCCTCATCAAGTAATCCGGCAGGTAACGCCCACACATTAACCGTGTATATATTTGCCATTTTCCCGCAAAACCTTCCTGCATGGGGTTTTGCAATCTGGGATGCGGCGGGGAAATTGATACTGACGAATGAAAGCCGTGTGTTAACTGACCTGGTAACTGTCGGAACGCCAGGGGCAAGCGGGGGAATAAATATCGATCAGACATTAGCAGGGTCATGGGCAGTAGCGCCGGGCATTCTTGGCTCTTCACTCTGGCAAACCTCACAGGGAGGACAGCCAGTCATCATCAACGTGACGGCGAGGACGGCGTGTGCGTTTAACGGGAGTAGTACCAGAATCAACGCAGCGGGAGACCAGATCGGGCAGGGGACTGCGGCAGGGGGAACTAACACAGGTATTGCAATAACAGCCATTAACACTGCATCTTATGACTAATTGATCGTTTTGAACGATCAAATTCATTTTATTGATCTGTTATATCTATTTTATATATTTATCTCCCTGCGTTATTTTTGAATAAATAAATGTAACCAGGACGGGAAATGAAAAGAATATTAATTGTAATGGCTTGTCTTTTTATCATCAGCGCCTGCACCGGACCCCTTCTGGAAAAACAGCAGCCCGTATGCCAGGCATCGGCCATGCTGGGGGGACAGCCGAAATCAGTCCAGATTTACGGTGTCCGGGAAGTGGCAAATCAGGTTGAATATAAAGCCGGTTATCCATTTAGCTGGCGATGGGTAAATAAAAATAATTTCACACGTTCGAACTGCTCAAAATAAATAAAATCAAGAAACCCGCTTCGGCGGGTTTTTTATTACCTGAAATCAGGAGTGCTTTATGTCGGCAGGAACAATGACCCTGACAAATGGTTCAGCCATCGTCGCCGGGGCCGGAACCTCATTTTCAACCGAACTGACTGCAGGAGATTTTATTGTCACTGTGGTGGGCGGTATTCCCTATACATTGCCTGTGAAAACGGTGGGCAGTAATTTCCAGGTTGAATTGGTGAGTAACTTCACCGGGCCGACGCAATCCGGCGCTGCCTGGTATGCTGTTCCGCGCGTAGCGCTGAATATGGTGACGGCGGCAATGGTAGCCCAGAACACTGAAGCGCTTCGTGGTCTGAACTATGACAAGCAGAACTGGCAACAGCTCTTCAGCGGGACCGGAATCATTACAGTGCGGTTGCCTGACAACAGCACTTATACGGGACCGTCATGGAACAGCTTTACCACGGTTCTGGAGGGTAAAGCTTCAAAAGGCGCAAACGCCGATATCACGTCACTCTCCGGGCTAACCACTGCGTTAACGGTCGCGCAAGGTGGCACTGGGGGCACCACGGCAAGCGAAGCGCGTGACGCGTTAGGCGTGCAGTACGGCAATGCCACCGGAACGGTAGCGCAGGGTAACGATGCCCGTCTGGGTACCGTGAATAATAAATCGGGCGGGGTGATTTCAGGCGCCGTGGAAATTACTCCCCCTGTCGACCCCAGCGGCAATGCCGCGTCCATAACTGTCCAGCAGGGCAAAAATAACACCGGGGATACGATGGGTAACGCCCTGCAGATGAGCGTGGCAAATGGTTACAACCCTAACGCTGGTTTTTATGTTAACTCTATCCGCGGATACTGGTATTCAGGAAGCTGGCAGCTAGGCGGCGCGCGAGGCGGAGGTGCGAACCTTCAGTCGGTAGTCCTGGGAGTAAAAGGTGATAGTTCGTCTCCGACGGTCAGCTGGTCATTCAATGCAAATGGGCAGGCCGTTGGGACCTGGACTCCAGCCTCCGACGAACGTATCAAAGAGAACATTTCGATCATCACAGAGCCGCTGGTAAAAATGCGGCAACTACGCGGAAGGGAGTGGGACCGTACTGATACGAATCAGCACGGCTACGGGTTCGTAGCGCAGGAGGTCGAGAAGGTATTTCCAGCAGCGGTAAGCACATTCGGCGACGTAACGCTGGTGAATGGCGAAGTAGTGCACGACGCCAGGAACGTCGACACTTGGAGCGTTGCGGCGGCGCTACACCATGAAGCGATCCTTGTATTAATGACTGAGGTTGAAGAACTGAAAAACCAGGTTAAATTCCTTGCCTCGAAAGAGATGTAATTGTGAGCATCCGGATACAGCGTTGAAAATTTACAAATCATCAATTCTGTTTGGGAAGAGAAACTTATTAACGAAGCGGTGAACCTTTGAGCAGGCTGTACCATTACTGAGTCTTGTACACAATCCGGATTAATACTACTGTATATAAAAACAGTATAAAGGGTATAAATATGGAGCTCTACAGACCAGCAGAGTTGCGCGAGATAATTACCATCCCACTTTTCAGCGACTTGGTTCAATGTGGGTTCCCCAGCCCTGCAGCAGACTATGTCGAACAGCGCATCGATCTAAATGAGTTACTGGTGCAGCACCCAAGTGCCACATACTTTGTAAAAGCTGCTGGTGACTCAATGATTGAAGCGGGTATAAGCGACGGGGATCTGCTGGTCGTAGATAGTTCACGCACTGCTGAGCACGGTGATATTGTGATCGCCGCAGTAGAAGGGGAGTTTACTGTCAAACGTCTGCAGCTTCGACCTACCGTCCAGTTGAATCCCATGAACAGCGCCTACAGCCCGATCATAGTTGGCGGCGAAGATACCCTCGATGTATTTGGTGTCGTGACCTTCATTGTTAAGTCTGCAGGCTGAATATGTTTGCGCTCTGCGACGTGAATTCATTCTACGCCTCATGCGAGACGGTATTCAGACCTGACCTGAGGGGGCGGCCGGTGGTCGTTCTCTCGAATAACGATGGCTGTGTAATTGCAAGATCTGCCGAGGCCAAGACTGCTGGAATTACCATGGGGGATCCCTTGTTCAAGCAAAAGGAATTGTTCCGGCGCGCCGGCGTTGTTTGCTTCAGCAGTAACTACGAGCTCTACGCTGACATGTCCAACAGGGTAATGACCACGCTGGAAGAAATGAGCCCCCGCGTCGAAATTTACAGTATCGACGAGGCCTTTTGTGACCTGACCGGTGTACGGAACTGTCGGGACCTGACTGATTTTGGCCAAGAGATCCGCGCGACGGTTCTCAAACGGACACATCTTACCGTCGGCGTTGGCATTGCACAGACTAAAACTCTGGCAAAACTTGCAAACCACGCCGCGAAGAAATGGCAGCGGCAGACGGGGGGAGTAGTTGACCTGTCTAACATCGATCGCCAGCGCCGTCTGCTTGCGCTAGTGCCTGTAGAGGATGTCTGGGGCGTGGGTCGGCGCATTAGCAAGAAACTCAATGCCATGGGCATCAAAACTGCGCTGGACCTCTCAGAACAGAGCACCTGGATTATCCGTAAACACTTTAATGTTGTGCTCGAGCGAACGGTACGCGAGCTGCGCGGTGAACCTTGTCTTGATTTGGAAGAGTTTGCACCAGCAAAGCAGGAAATCGTCTGCAGCCGTTCCTTTGGCGAACGGGTCACAGAATACGAACAGATGCGCCAGGCGATATGCTCTTATGCTGCGCGTGGCGCCGAGAAACTTCGCGGCGAGCATCAGTATTGCCGGTTTATCTCGGCGTTCGTGAAAACGTCGCCTTTCGCGCTGAATGAGCCCTATTACGGCAATAGTTCATCGGTTAAGTTACTGACACCCACGCAGGACAGCCGGGACATTATCAACGCTGCGGTAAAGTGTCTGGACGCCATCTGGAAGGATGGTCACCGGTATCAGAAGGCGGGGATCATGCTTGGTGACTTCTTCAGTCAGGGCGTGGCTCAATTGAACCTCTTTGAAGAGAACAGGCCTCGCGCCGGTAGCGATAGGCTCATGGAGGTGCTGGACCATTTGAATGCAAAAGATGGTAAGGGAACGCTTTACTTTGCCGGACAGGGCATACAGCAGCAGTGGCAGATGAAGCGTGAAATGTTATCTCCACGCTACACCACAAGGTTTTCAGACCTTCTTAGGATTCGATGA